ATATCGGTGGTATTTGGCATTTTTTAAATACTATTAGAAGATTTATTGAAGAACAAAATTTTGATAAAGTTGTTGTATTTTGGGATGGTGAGGAAAATTCTTTAAGTAGAAAACTTCTTTATCCCCAATACAAAGAGAATAGAGTAAAGGAAGTTAATGAGTATAAAGAGACTTCATTCCAATACCAAAATGAAAGGGTAAAACAATATTTAGAAGAAATGTTTATTAGACAAATAAACATCACTAATAATGAGGCCGATGACCTTATTGCTTACTATTGTCAAATCTCTCATAACGAACAAAAGACCATTTTTTCTTCAGATAAAGACCTTACACAACTTATCTCCGACAAGGTGAGTATCTACTCCCCTTCTACAAAGAAGACGTATCATAACGGTGATAAAATCCGAATTTACGAGTATGAAATTCCTCATGAGAATATAAAAACATATAAAATATTAGCGGGTGATAAATCTGATAATATTGATGGGATTTATTATTTGGGTGAAAAAACTTTAATCAAATTATTCCCTGAGTTACTTGACGAAACGGTTAATATTACCGATATTTTAACAAAGGCTGAACAATTGTTATCTAAGGATAAAGATAACACGGTCTTAAAAAATCTTTTATCAGGTAGAACAAAAACAGGTATTTATGGAAATGAATTTTTTGAAATTAATGAACAAATTGTTGACTTATCAAAACCATTAATTACCGATGAAGGTAAAACACTCGTAGAATTATATTACACAGAACCATTAGACCCTGACGGTAGAGGACACAGAAATATCATTAAAATGATGATGGAGGATGGGTTCTTTAAATTTCTACCTAAAGGAGACAATAATTGGGTGAATTTCTTGACCCCATTTTTAAAACTAACAAGAAAAGAAAAGAAAAACTATAAACAAAAATAAATTATGATTACAAAAGACCAAGAAACGACCAAATTAGAATTTTTAATGATGGTTAACGACAACATCATTGTCCAAAGATTTTTTAATGTAAGGGATTACAATTCCAAAGCAAAAAACTCGAATGAGTTTTATGATTACCTTTACACTTTAAAGGAGACTTTAGAATACGATTTAAAAATGAAATCGATAACTTATTTGTTGGATAACTCTTACGAAATTAAACAGAACCCATCGATGCTTGAAACATCAAATACTGATGGACCTGAGAATTTTAATATCTTTATTAAGGATGGGGATATGACAATTTGTCACAGACAGATGGATGCAAAAATCTTCCCGCCGAAGATAAGATACACCGTAGACATACGCCCGCACATAAAAAGTATACTTTCCGAATTAACTGACATTTTCTCGGCAAAAAATTTAACATACGGTTACAATGTAGTTCCGAACAAGGCGTAATATTTATCTTTAATAACACTAAAATTACATGGCATCAAACAAAAATTTCGATTATCTAGGAAGTACTTTTCAGATACAATTATTAAATCAAATCATAGTAGATAAAGACTTTTCAAGGTCAATCATCGATGTTATTGAAAACACTTATTTTGAAAACAAGTACTTTAAGATAATTATTCAAATGATTAAGGAGTATTACTCCAAATATGAACACACACCAACGTTTGACACCTTAGAACAAATTACAAAATCAGAATTACAACAAGAGTTAGCGTCTAAAATCGTTTTAGACACTTTAACAAAAATTAAAGACGCTCCAACTGAAGGACAAGAATTTGTTCAAGAGAAAGCGTTAAAATTCTGTAAACAACAGGAATTACAGAAAGCGATAACTAAAGCTCAAAAAGTTATTGATGGTGGTGAGTTTGAGAATTATGATACTTTGGAGACTCTTGTTAGAGAGGCTTTACAAGTAGGTGAGAGAGAAGATGGTACGGAAGACGTTTTTAACAACTTAGATGAGGTTTTAAACGAGGATTATAGACATCCAATACCAATGGGTATACCTGGTATCGATAGACTATTAAAGGGTGGATTAGCTCGAGGAGAAATAGGTGTGGTATTAGCGCCGACAGGAGTTGGTAAATCAACATTATTAACCAAAATATCTAATCACGCATTTAATTTAGGATATAATGTTTTACAAATATTTTTTGAAGACAATCCTAAGATTATACAAAGAAAACACATCACATTATGGACAAAAGTACATCCTGATGAGTTAACGGCAAAAAAAGATGAAGTAATGGCAAAAGTTAATGAGATTAAAAATTCTATGGAGAATAAGTTAATCCTTAAAAAATTACCATCGGATACTGTAACTATGTTACAAATTAAAGGACAAATCAGAAAAATGATTGCTGATGGTAATAAGGTTGATATGGTATTACTTGATTATATTGACTGTGTTGTTCCTAATAAAAATCTTGGGGACGAATGGAAATCAGAAGGGTCAGTTATGAGAGCGTTTGAATCGATGTGTCATGAACTAAACTTAGTTGGATGGACGGCAACTCAAGGTAACAGAAGTTCAATATCTTCGGACGTTGTAACTACAGACCAAATGGGTGGGTCAATCAAAAAGGCTCAGGTTGGGCACGTAATCATTTCCGTGGCAAAATCATTACAACAAAAAGAAATGAAGTTAGCAACAATAGCAATAACTAAATCAAGAATTGGTGACGATGGTGTTGTATTTGAGAACTGTAAATTTGATAACGGTATGTTAGATATTGATACAGAATCTTCGGTAACTTTTTTAGGTCTTGAAGAACAAACTGAAGAAAGAAATAGACAAAGAATTAAAGATTTAATTGATAAAAGAAAAGAAAGAGAAAAACAATAAGAAACTATGGAAAAAATATTAAAAGAAAATAAAGACAGATTTGTCATTTTCCCAATTGAACATGACGATATTTGGGAGTATTATAAACAACATCAAGCGGCGTTTTGGACTTCAGAGGAAGTTGATTTATCAAATGATATCAGAGATTGGGAAAATTTGTCTGAAAATGAAAAGTATTTTGTTAAGAATGTATTATCCTTTTTTGCAGCATCTGATGGTATTGTAAACGAGAATTTAGCTGAAAATTTTTTAAAAGAAGTACAATATCCTGAGGCGAAATTCTTTTACGGATTTCAAATTATGATGGAAAATATTCACTCATTAATGTATTCGTTACTTATCGACACTTACATATCAAATCCACAAGAAAAAGATGAATGTTTTCACGCTATTGATAGATTACCAGCGGTTCAAAAGAAAGCAACTTGGGCGTTAGATTGGATTAAAAATTCTACATTTGAAGAAAGATTAATTGCTTTTGCTGCGGTTGAAGGTATCTTTTTTTCAGGTTCGTTCTGTTCAATTTTTTGGTTAAAATCGAGAGGTATTTTACAAGGATTATGTAATGCTAATACTTTAATTTTTAAAGATGAAAATTTACACTGTGACTTTGCAATTCATTTATTAAATCATCATATTGAAAATAAACCAAGTGAAAAAAGAATTAGAGAAATTCTATTATCAGCATTAGAAATTGAGAAAGAATTTATCACAGAATCTTTACCGGTGTCCCTTATTGGTATGAATTCAAACTTAATGATACAATATCTTGAATTTGTTACCGATGGATTATTACTTAAACTTGGATGTAAAAAAGAATTTAATGTTGAACAACCATTTAAATTTATGGAACAAATTGCGGTTGAAACGAAGGGTAATTTCTTTGAATCAAGAACTATGGAATATCAAAAAGCTAAATTAAACGAAACACTATCATTTACGGATGATTTCTAAATAAAAATAAATTATGTCATTAAAAATTAAAAAAAGAGGGGATGATGAGGTGTCTTTTAATCCTCAAAAAATCTATCAACGAGTTAAAAGAGCTGCAAAGGGGTTAAATGTTAATTCTGATGAGATATTCATTAAAGTTATTACATCGGTACCTACTGAAGGTAGCGTTACAACAAAAGAGTTAGATAAGTTGGTTTATGAAATAGCCGCAGCGTATACTGGAAGTCATCATGATTATTCAAGATTGGCATCATCGGTAGCAATTTCGTCTTATCATAAAGAAACTAATCCTAGTTTTTGTGAAACGATGAATGAATTATATAGTAATGGTATTATTAATGAAATTTTAATGAAAACCATTGAAGATTATGGTTCACAAAATATTGATAATATTATTAATCATGATAATGATTATAATTTTGATTACTTCGCTTGGCGTTCATTACAAGAAATGTATTTGTTAAAATTATCGAATGGTAAAGTAATTGAAAGACCTCAACATATGTACATGAGGGTTGCTTTATGGGTAACTAAATCATTTGAAGAGGCGGTGGACTATTATAATTCATTATCAAATCAATTAATTTCACCGGCAACACCAATCATGATTAATGCTGGAACAAAGACACCACAGTTGGCGTCATGTGTTTTACATTACAATAATTCAGACTCTCGTAAAGGTTTATTAGGAACTTTAAACGATATTTCAACATATTCATCGGATGCCGCGGGTATTGGATTATCTATGTCTAATATTAGAAGTAAAGAAAGTAGAATTTCAAGTTCAGGAGGATTTGCGGGTGGACTTTTAAAATATTTAAAAATTGTTAATGAATCACTTAGATTTTTTAATCAACAAGGACGTAGACCTGGTAGTGCCGCAATCTATATTGAGCCATGGCACAAGGACATAATTGACTTATTGGAGATTAAAAAGAATACTGGGTCAGAAGAAATGAGGGCTCGTGATTTATTTACCGCACTTTGGATACCTGATAACTTTATGAAAGCGGTTGAGTCTAATGACGATTGGTATTTATTCTGTCCAAATGATATTATTAGTAACGGTATTAAACCATTACAAGAATGTTATGGAAGTGAATATGAAGAAAATTATAATAAAGCGGTTTCTTTAGGTATTGGTAAACGAGTTAAATCTCAAGATATATGGAATAAAATTATTGAATCTCAAATTGAAACAGGAGTTCCTTATTTATGTTCAAAAGACAACGCTAATAAGAAGACTAATCATCAAAATATTGGTGTTATTAAACAATCAAATTTATGTAATGAGATTTATCAATTTACTGATGAAAATACTACCGCAATTTGTACTTTATCATCTATGGTGTTAAAAAACTTTATTAATGAGGGTAAATTTGATTTTGAATTATTGTATTCCGAAGTTAGAAAGGTTGTTAGAGCGTTAAATAAGGTTGTAGATATTAATAGTTATTCGACTGAAAAGGGTCGTAAAGGAGGTCTTGAACAACGAGCAATTGCTATTGGAACTCAAGGACTTGCGGATGTATTCTATTTGATGGATTTTATTTTTACATCTGAAGAGGCTAAAAAATTAAATAAAAATATTTTTGAGACAATATACTTTGCGGCAATTACTGAAAGTATGAATTTATGTAAGTCTGGTGAATATCTACCGTATAAATTTTTTGATGGGTCTCCAATGTCAAAAGGAATATTCCAATTTGATATGTGGGGGTTAGATAAAACAGGTTTAAGTGAGATGTGGGATTGGGATTCTCTTAAGTTAGAGGTTTCTAATCACGGAGTTTGTAACTCTTTATTCACGGCACAAATGCCTGTAGCGTCTTCGGCAAAAATTACGGGTTCTTTTGAAATGACTGAACCGGCTCACTCGGCGTTATTTAATAGACGTGTTGTTGGTGGTGAAATTTTGATTGTTAACAAATACTTAATTAGTGATTTTGAAAAAATTGGTATTTGGTGTGAAGATTTGAAGAATGAAATTATTATGAATGAAGGTTCAATTCAGAGTATTAATTTTAATCATTATTTAGACACTGAAGATAAAAATTACAATAAAAAAGTTAAACGAATTGAACATTTAATTCCAAAATACAAAACTATTTGGGAAATATCTCAACGAGAATTAATTGATATGGCTGCGGATAGAGGTCCATTTATTGACCAATCACAATCAATGAATATCTATATGTCGGCACCAACATTACCAAAAATTTCATCGGCACATTTTCATGGATGGAAACAAGGATTAAAAACTCTTTGTTATTATGTTAGAACTAAAGCAATTTCAACGGGAGCAAAACACTTAGCGGTCGATATTTCTAAAATTGAAAATTCAAGAATGGAGAAACAAATACCAAAAATTGATATCATTACTGTTGACCCAACAATTAAACCAACCGATTCTGAATTTGAATGTTTTGGATGTGGTTCTTAATATAAAATAATTACTAATAAAAAAATCACGGCACATGTCGTGATTTTTTATTTTATATCTATTCACCGAAAATATTGTAACACTATATTTATGATAAATGGCTGAAGGAAAAACATATGGTATTAATTTCCCTTTTAAAGAATCTTTAAAAGGTAATTATCTTTCGTTGTCGCAAGATAGTGATGAAGAAATTAGAACGGATTTAATTCACTTATTATTAACAAGAAAAGGTACGAGATATTATTTACCTGATTTTGGTACACGATTATATGAATATATTTTTGAGCCAATGGATGGACCAACATTTTCTGATATTGAGGCTGAGATAAGAGATTCTGTTTCAGAATATATTCCTGGAATCACTATCACTAAAATAAGTGTAACTGCCGCGTCTGATGGGGAGGAAGATAAGGGAACTTATGTCCAAGGGGATGTAAGAGTTTATAGAGTCCCTGGTATAAGTGAAAAAGAACATACGGCTAAAATTAAAATTGATTATATAATCACAGATTCAGCATTTAATCAGAGTGATTTCGTAATCATTAATATTTAATAATATATGGCAAATAAAAAAATATCGTATACGACAAGGGATTTTCAGTCAATAAGAACTGAGTTAATTAATTTTACCCGAACATATTATCCCGAATTAATTGATAGTTTTAATGATGCGTCAGTTTTTTCAGCGTTATTAGATTTAAACGCCGCGGTTAGTGATAATTTACAATTTAATATTGACCGAAGTATTCAGGAAACTGTTTTACAATATGCTCAACAAAGGTCATCAATTTTTAATATCGCCAGAACTTACGGATTAAAAGTACCGGGCCAAAGACCTTCAGTTGCTTTAGTTGATTTTTCAATTACAGTGCCGGCGTTTGGTGATAAAGAAGATTTAAGATATTGTGGTATATTAAGAAGAGGGTCGCAAGTCAATGGTGCGGGACAAGTATTTGAAACGGTTTACGATATTGATTTTGCGTCGGCAATTAATGCTGATGGATATCCAAATAGATTAAAAATACCTAATTTTGATTCAAATAACAAGTTACTTAATTATACGATTGTAAAAAGAGAAACGGTTGTTAATGGTATTACAAAAGTATATAAAAGAGTAATGACACCGAATGATGTTAAACCATTCTTTGAAATGTTCTTACCTGAAAAAAATGTTTTAGGTGTTACAAGTGTTTTATTGAAAGATGGGACACAGTATGCAAATATGCCTTCCTCACAAGAGTTTTTAGGATTAGATAATAGATGGTATGAAGTTAAAGCATTAATTGAAGATAGAGTATTCATTGAAGACCCTACTAAAGTCTCTGACCAACCTGGTATTAAAGTTGGGAAATATATTACAACAAGTGATAAGTTTATAACTGAGTTTACTCCTGAAGGTTTTATGAAAATGACTTTTGGTGGTGGTACTCAATCTGCTGATGAACAATTAAGAGAATTTGCTCGAAATGGTTATAATTTAAATTTGTATAAATACTCAAATAATTTAGCTTTAGGTAGTACAGTTAAATCGAATACTACGATGTTCATTCAATATAGAATTGGTGGAGGAACGGGAAGTAATTTAGGTGTTAATGTTATAACACAAATAGGTACCGTGTCTTTCTTTGTTAATGGACCTTCAGATTCGGTTAACACAAGTGTGGTTAATTCATTAAGTTGTACAAATGTAACCGCAGCAATTGGTGGGGCGGCATCACCAACAACTGAAGAAGTTAGAAACTTAGTGGCGTTTAATTTTTCCGCACAAAATAGAGCGGTTACAATAAATGATTATGATTCTCTTATTAGAACAATGCCATCACAATTTGGGGCTCCGGCTAAAGCGGCGATAACTGAAGAAAATAATAAAATTAAAATAAAAATGTTATCTTACGATGATTCAGGTAAACTAACTGAACTCGTATCAAATACATTAAAAAACAATGTTGCTAATTATCTATCTAACTATAGAATGATTAATGATTATATCTCAATCGAGACTGCAAATGTTATTGACTTGGCAATGAATCTTGATGTTGTTTTAGATAATAGTCAAAATCAAGGAGCGGTTATTTCACAGATTATTAATATTGTTTCAACATATTTTGACCCTTCAAATAGACAGATGGGACAGAATGTTTATATCTCCGAAATTAGAAGACAAATACAAAGTGAGAACGGAGTTATTTCGGTTTCAGGTATTCAAGTTTTTAATAAAGTTGGTGGGCAATATTCTTCATCACAAACTTCTCAAAAATATTTAAATTCTGAAACTCGAGAAATTGAATTAATTGATGAAACAATTTATGCTGAACCAAGTCAAACATATCAAGTTAGATTTCCGGGTAAAGACATTAATGTTCGTGTTAAGAATTTAAAAACGGTTAATTTCTCCTGATAATTTATTTTATTAAATTATGGTTTATCTTTTTGAAAGTGGCAAATAAACTATTTATCAAAAAAGATTAATAATGTCGAATTCATATAGGATAAGAACTCAAGTAGGTGTAGATAAATCAATTAAAGTTTTAATAGACCAAGATTTTGAATATCTTGAAATTTTATCACTTAAAATATTACAGAGTCAAATTTACACAAGACAATGTTCTGATTACGGAGTTATCATTGGTAGAGTTACGGCTAACGATGGTTTTGGAATACCTAACGCTAAAGTATCGGTGTTTATTCCATTAACAAATGACGACTCTACAAATCCAATTATTTCCGATTTATATCCCTATAAAACATTATCTGAATTAAACGAGGATGGTTATAGATATAATTTATTACCATATCTACCATCTTATAGTAATCACTCACCAACAGGAACTTTTTTTGATAAGAATGATGTTTTAGTTGACCCAACATTAATTGAGGTTTATGACAAATATTTTAAGTATACCGCAAGAACTAATGATAGTGGTGATTATATGATATTTGGAGTTCCTACAGGTTCACAAACAATTCATGTTGATATTGACTTATCTGATATTGGGGAGTTCTCTTTATCACCTCAGGATTTAATTCGTATGGGTATTGCAACTCCCGCACAAGTTGCCGGAACAAAATTTAAGAGTTCAACCAATTTAAATGAGTTACCTCAAATTATTAGTATAAATCGTATTATTGAAATTGAACCATTATGGGGGCAACCTGAGGTATGTAATTTAGGTGTAACACGAACAGATTTTGATTTAACGGATGAAGCCAATATTACAATAACTCCAACCTCAATTTTTATGGGGTCTATTTTTTCATCTAATGATGACCAATTCCAAAAGAGAAACTGTAAACCAAAATTAAAACAAGGTAGTTTATGTAATTTAGTTGCAGGTCCCGGTGAAATTTTAGCAATAAGACAAACAATCGCTCAAGATGTTAGTGGAAAACCTATATTAGAAACGGTATCATTAGAAGGTGGAGGACAAGTTATTGATGAGAATGGAACTTGGTTAGTTGATGTCCCAATGAACTTGGATTACATTATAACAAACGAATTTGGTGAAAGAGTATTATCTAATGACCCTAAGAAAGGAATACCTACAAAAGGAAAATATAGATTTAAAGTAAAATGGAATCAATCACCATCATTAAGTGAGGCAGTCAAACGAGGGTATTTTTTAGTTCCAAATATTAGAGAATATGGGTGGACAGTTGGTGGTAGTGACCCACTTAAATCTCCATTTACTAATTATTCTACTGCAATTAAAACTTATGCGTTTAGTTTAGATTGGAATGATTACGCTGACCCACAATCGGCCATTAATTGTGAAGACACCTTTTACGAAATGTTATATAATAAAGTGTATACTGTGTCACAAATGATTGACCAATATAGACAAGGGTATCTTCCTAATAGAATGATAACTGTGAAAAATATATTGGACGATTCTTGTGAAAGTGATACAGTTAAGTTTCCAACAAATGATTCGGTATTAAGATTTGACATTATATATCTTTTATTTGTTATTATAATGTTTAGTATAAAACCTACAATAATCCTATTACTAATAGTTTCACATATTTTAGCGTTTTTATTAAAGTTTATTTTAGGACCAATTTTAGCCATACAAGTGGCGGTTGTTTTTACCATAGTTATTATACTTTGTAATATTGTGAAAGCAATTACCGACGCAATAAATTCATTACCTGGTATTAATGTGGGTGGGCCTAGTAGTTGCCCTACTTTTACCGACATGCAATCATTGGTTAATGACATGTTAAATTTGTGGAAATTATTTACTCACTTACGATTACCTAATTTATCATACCCCGATTGTGAATTATGTGCCTGTAAAGAAGGTGATACGGTTGAAGGAGATGCTCCTGGAGATTCACCAGTTCCTGTTGACACTGAAGCCATTATCGCAACATCAGGGATTAATGGAATTCTATCACAATACTCTCAATCAACAAACTATAATAATAGTCTTTTACCATCGACATTAACCTATCCTGGAGCTTTTACCGCAATGATGGCGGGGTTACCAATTAGTACTAATAGTCCTACTTCACAATCTTTAGTTCCTCAATTACAGGGTTATGGGACAGACAATGGAGGAGATAGACATATGTTTACATCAAGTCTTACTTTAGATGAAAGAATAAATTTATTTAATAATAAGGCAAAATATTTTGAAGATTTTGGAGGTTTAAATCCTGGTGGTGGTTATAATAGAATTAAGGTAACATTTAATACGGGATTAAATAATCCTACTACTAAATATCATTACGATAATGTTGTGGTTATCTCATGTCGTGAAAGTCAATTAGCTAGTTTTCCTGCGGGACAATTAATTTCATTTCAAGACCCAGGATTATCGATGGATAAGAATTTGACAGGGTTTACTTCATTAAATCAATTTGGGACTGCGAGTATTACGGGAACTTCAATTAATGACGCTCCGGGTAGTACTATAACTATCGACTATTCAAATCCTTTTACACCGACAGGGTTACCGGTTCAGACTACGGTATATCAAATAACAGGAAATACTGATGACGCATCATACGCAAAATTTGCTATGGATACCGAATATTTCCAAGTTATTACTGCAATGACTTATAATATTTTTTCAGGGTCTTGTAATCCATCAGCGAGTGATTTAAGTTTAAATAAAAGATATTTGTTTAATAATATGTCTTTTACATATTTGTCTAGTGATAATTGTTCGGGACAATTGACTCAACCATTATCATATAATCCGTTATCGATATTCACAGATGCGAATAAACAAGTTATTGTAATACTTGTAAGGGGAGTTGACCCGTATTCATCTAGATGTCAAAATAGATATGACTTAAGTGTGTTATTTGGTAATTCATTAGGAACAAATATTGTTACGGGGTCATACAAATTAAATCATCCTATTAAAGGAGGGATACAATCGGTAAGACATACTATGAACGCTAATGTAATGAATACGGATACATTTGGTAATCATTTATATTACGACTCTTTTCACTTCCAACCATCGTTAATAGGACCGGCATCGTATAGTGCGTTTACATCAAATTTACCTAGTTATTATTCTTCACTTGATAATAGTAATTCGGCATTTACTCCTTCAGGAGCTCCACCATTATCAACTGCGTGTCAGACAAATTATGGTGCATCATCGATAAAACCATTCAATGGGTTTACATTAAAATGGGGGGTTAATCCAATTCCGGTATTTGGATGTACATATAGTTCTCCAATTAATAGTGGTGTGATATCATCTACTAATGTTTATTCTACAGATACTCAAGGATATTTTGTTAATGAAATTGTTGATGGAGGTTCTGTTATGTTGCAACAACTTTCAATCCCTGTTGGTACGGTTACGACACCTACTGTTACGGGATATTATTACGCGCCTAGATATTCAGGAGTTTACGCATATCCGGTTGGATTGGGAACAAGTGGTAGACAAATTATTATGAGGTCAGATAGATTACCAACATCTACTTTAACTCTTGATACTGCCGGTAACAGTTATGCTTTACAACAAAACTCTAATTTTTCCGCATACCAAATTAGTGATGATGGAACAGTTGCAAACACTGCGGGAATTGTAAGTAATTCACCATCAGCGGCTGAAGGTGGTGATGAGCCATTAAGTTCGTCTAGTCTTGATAACTCTGTTTTAGATACCTTTAGTTGTGGTAGTATGATACCTTTAGGTTGTTATAATGATATTCCTACGGGAAAATTTCACTATTATCCAAAGCCTGATGCCTGTTATGAGAATGGAACGTCTAATCATGAAATAATTATGGAAAACGGATGTTATATTTTCATAACAAAAATTTTCTCATCTTTAGGTAAAGATATTAAACTAATTGCTGAGTGGTCTTCAAGAATTCAAATTACTTTTGGAGCTTGTCGAGATGTTTGGTCGCATATTTTTACAAACAATTGGATTAATGGTACATTATATGCCTTTGCAATTAAGAATGATAGATTTTTTACGTCACCAGTTGTATCACCGACAAATCCTATACCAAATAGACCTTATAGTTTGTATTGTAGGGACACCGTTGTTTTACACCCAACAAATAATTTTTACTATAGAAGTAGTCCTTGGGACGGTACTAAATTTATTGGAGCAAATCCACCAACAGGTGTTTTTGGTTCTTATGGTGGAAATGATAAAAACTTAAAAACTCCAACAACTATCATGGATTTAGGACCTAGAAGTCAATATCTTCAAGAGATTGTTATGTCGGATGAATATGATGGGTATGTAGTTAATAAAATGGGGGCAACAACTTTTACCGATGTATCCGAAATATTAAATTTATTTATTATTAGTCGATTAGCAAATACAGGGTTTTTAGCTTTATTATTGGGGGCTGGTGGAGGGAATATTCTTTCATATTTTGATAAACGAAGTAAACGATTTGTTGATGCTGATTACGCTCAAATGTTATCTATTAGTTCAGAATTAGGTATTTCCGATTTTGAACCGGCAAACTACCCACCAATTACCGGAGCTCAAGACCCTATTTATTTTAATGGTAATGGAACTTCGGATGGGATTATAGGTATTTTCTTTTCATCTGACACACAAGTAAGAGATTTTATTACACCTAAAAGAACTATTATTGATGATACTGCAATGGTTACCGATACTTGTGCGTTTAACTATTTTAATGTTTTTACACAAGCGGTTCCTTTTTATCAATGGGAAGTAAAAGAAGGACTTCCAGATAGTATTTTTGGGTCACAAAGTAATGATTGGTATACTAACCCATTATCTAATGGAGAATTTTTTACTTACAAATATCAGAATTTAGATAGAATTGACCAAAATTCAAGATACTTTAGAACAAATGGTAGTACTGAAATAAAAGATTATAAGGGTTATATATATTCTGTGGATAGTTTAGGGGATTATAATCCTATTTCTGGTTCGCAAGACCCTAATACTATTTCTTTTAGTAATCCTAATAGTAGGGTAATTACTGTTGGAGCACCGTTCCACTTTTATTTTGGACTTAAAAAGGGTAAAACGGCATTTGACAGATTTGCAATTAAATGGATAGGATTTGAAACAATAACAGATTAAGATGGGAAATAGACAAGATACAAGAGTAATTTTAGGTTCGTTACGTTATAAATCGGCCCCTGATACTACGTTATTATTTAACGTACCGTTAATACAAACTGCGAAGGAAAATGTTGAATTTGACAGAAATATTGATGTTGATTTAGAACAAGTCTTTGATGATGAACGACAAAAATCGGATATTATTAGACCTACCTGTAAATTTTCACTTTTATTCCAAAACGCTTACTCAGGATTCACCAATTATCCTCCATTTGAGAATAATTTATATTATTTAAATAGTGCGGCGGCTGCGGCGGCGGCATGTGGTTTAGGTGACCCAACAACGATTTCTTGGACAGGGGTTCCACAGTATAATGAATTTGATTTTATTAGAACTGATTATAATGTTAGTGGTTACACACAACCACCAAACGAACATTTAAATTTTATTCCTCAAAGTGCTTCAAGTTACAATTGGAACTTCTTTGTTAGTTATGGTTATGAAAATGATTATACTAAACACATGACCGCCACGGATAAAAAAACAGGGTTAATTATGAATTGGATTGCCGGAGATGGTATACCATTTATAATTGAAAATACAAATTATAATGGTAGAAATATTGTTTCGTTTAGATGTCCTGTAAAACATGGGATGTCGGTCGGAGAATATGTTAAATTAAGTTTTTCTTATAACGGGGTTGATTTATTCCAAGTAGATTCGTTAGGTGTTAGTACTTTTGGAAGTGAAGAATATGTGTTTAATATAATTGATGTTGGATATTTAGGGTCAACGTTTAATAATGGGACAACTGGAACTGCGAAAAGAGTTATCTTAAACACTCAGGAAAAAGACACTATTTCAACATACTATGTCAGACGAAATAAAATTTTAACAGACTCAGAAAATGCCGTCTTAGTTAAAGCGGGGTTTGAACAAAATATTTTTGGTGAAAAGAAAAAATATGAAAGTAGTGGATTTACACCGGACCATGTTGCCAGAGTATCTGTTAAAGAAGGGTCACAATCTTATACCTTATCTTTTAATAAAGACGTTAGAGTTAATCCAATTAGAGATAATCAAAAAAGACCGATTACTGAATTATTTTTTACAGTGATTTATAAAGGGTATTTTGGATGGATGTTTGGAATACCAAATGGTGGTGGTAGTTATCATGGATTAAAACAAGGTTGGGAGTTTAATTTACCACTAAATTCTCTTGGAACTCCAAATAGTTGGTGGAGTAATTCTAATAGTACTTCTGAGACAGGATTCCCTATTGGAAGTTATACTACACCTGTTAGTGCGGGATATGGACCTGCCGGAGGGCCGATAACGTTTACTTATATTAAGTCACTTAAAGAAGGTGATATTATTGACGGTGATTATTGTGAGTGGAATGATTATGACCAAAAAGAAAGGGTTGTTTCAATTCTATATCATAAGTTAAGATTTAATCCTTTTTCATTTAGAATTGGTCCAAGTCCTGTGAATCAATTTGGATATTACTATCAACCACATCATGTATTAACCACTCGAGTTTATTCGAATTATATTGAGGATGGGGATATTAAGAATGTTGTTGGTATACCTGATTACGCTCACTTCTCAACCACTAAAAATTTATTTATTTGGAGAGATTTATATCCTTATGGATTTATTGATAGTAGTGGTATTGGGGTTAATTATCCTTTTTTAAACGGGGTTCATTATCCTTTTAAGAATATTATTTTTAGAATAATCCCTGAAGGAACTAATTATAAAGAACAAACCATAATCGCAGAACCAATCATAGATAATTGTGAGTAATAAATTTTTATTTACCATTCCGAAAGGAAATAAAACAATTGATTTACCAATTGAAATCAAATGGGATTTCTATGGTAGAGACGATAGTATCGAGATTTATGAAGAAGAAGTTTTGGTTGATATTATTGGGGTTGCAAAAGATTTTGAAATCTTAAGGTTTAATCATTCACCATATGCTCCGAATCAAAAAACAGAGATTAAATATGATTTTTATTTTTATGACTCCAGTTCACCTGTAAGTGCTTCTACCGTTTCGACGGATTGGGTTAATAGTTATTTGTTTCCAAGTGCAACACCGTCAGGGTTTTCTTCAACACAAGTTTATTATTATGAGAAACCATTCACTAAATCATTTTTTAAACTTGATTTTTATGATACTAAAGATACTCAAAGCCAAACAAATTATTTTACAATAATAATTCCAGTACAACAAGGAGCGACCGAGAGTGCTAGTATTTCTCCATTAACACCAAATGTTAATATTAGAAAACCATCATATACTTTGGATTTTGTTGGTGATAAAGAAGGGTTTTTTATTTATTGGTTAAAAAATGAGGCGTTTTTAAATATTGACACATTTTATATGTCAGCAAAATTTTTTGATGGTAGACTTGGAGTCTTTGTTAAGATGATGAACGAACCTCAATCATCATTATCGGATAAATTTATATTTGACGGAAGTCGATATTTTTTCAATAAAGTAATTATAGACTATACAACAAAAACTTATCAAGTTTTTGATTACTTAAATAACCGTATAGGTGCGGGTTCACCAATAAAGTGGTATGAATATATTAACCCATAATGGACGATAGATATTATAGTATACGAATTTCCCCTGAAGTTATTAATGGTGATTTATTCACGGTTCCTTATGATGCCGGTACTTCACAGTTTAATTTGAGTGGAGACCCTTGTTGTGATATAACGACAACAACCACCACTAGCCAATATACAGGTTATACTCGTGTATACTCCGCCATGACTCAAATCGTGTCAGGTGGTACCGGAGGAACTTCATTATTAACAGGTTTAACTATCCCAATTTTTCTTAGTGAAACAACTATAGATATTGGATATTATTCAGTATTTGATGGTATGGTGTTACAAAAAGATACGATGACAAATTTCTTATTTTCGGCGTCTACTTATGCTCCAAACACCTATTATTTTTATAATACTTCGGATACTGAGTTCAAAAAGTATTTAGCCTTTGCCACATATCAGATTGATTGGGGTGATGGTTCTCCCTCGCAATTAGTACCTAACACCGCACCTAACTACTATAGTCATACTTACGCATCTTATGGTGAATATACCATTACAATGTCAGGAATGAGTCCTTGGGGTTATAATGTGGTTAAAAAAGATGTTACCGTCCCATACACTGGTGTTACAATAACTAATCCTAACGGAACCGCGTATTTTACTCCTGCTGGAGGTAATTGGTCGGGAACTTCGTTAATGTATGATTATCTATTTACAGGTGATTCTAATTGTGATGTATATGACCAATCCAGTTACAATTATACGACAGTACCATTCTTAATAACAGGATATACTAACTCAACGATGAGTGACTTAATACAGTATGGTAGTAAATACGACCCGACAAGATTTGCCGGTAAGTATAAGATAGGTGTTCAGGTTACAGGGACATCAGGTAATGTTGGAACTTTTTTTGGTCCGTCTATCGATAACTTATATACCGCCTATACAATTAATGATATAAACTACTATGATTATGAGGATGGGACAACAGTGTTCACGGTTTATTCCTCAGGAATGACTCCAGATATGATGGTTTGTTCGGCAATAACAAAGAATGAAGTATTATTAAATGTAATCGCTGAGGCGGAAGTACAATCCAACGTCTTTATCGAACGAGGTAAGAACTCTGTGTTAGAAAGATTAGAAAGATTAGGGGAAGTTGATAATGTGGGGGACCTTGAAAAGTATGGGTATCGTTATTTTAATATAATAAAAATATAAAATGGATATTTATTGTTATGAATAATGAAGACTATATTAAAACTTGTTCTAATTGTGGAGGATTACAATCTTATACTACTAAAAATAGGTTAAAATGTTCTATCCGAGAAAATTGGAAGTGTAATAATTGCTCTTCAACTCATATGAAAAAAATATATAGTGATGAGGTTGTTAATGAGGTGGTTAAATTATATAAAAATGGGGTTAGTTATAGTGAGGTGTGTATGATAATGAATATTGGTCGTAAAAATGTTAAAACTATTTTGATTGAAAAAAATGTTTGGATTAAAAATAGAAATAAAATTAAAAAAGAGTTTAGTGTTGATGATATTGAAACCATAATTAAAAAATATAACAAAGGGTTATCGGTGAAAAAAATTTCGATAGAATTTAATGTTAGTGTTGGCCCGATTAAAAGAATTTTAAAAGAAAAAAATATATTAAGGAAAGGTCGTAGTAATGGTGTTAAAATTAACTTATCTGAAGAACAAATTAGTTTAATTAAAAGGTTGTATTTGGATGATTATAAAAATAGTGAAGAAATTGGTTGTCAGTTAGGCTTAACAAAATCTTTTATAGATAAATATTTGGGATTAACAATGTATCGTAGAAATATGAGTGAGGGGAACTCGGTTGGTACTGTAAAAAGATTTAGAGGAATATCATACAACAAATACTTAAATATTAAAGATGATTATAAGAAATATAAAAATGATGTTATGAAGGTAACAAGACAACAATCTATTAATCAATTACCTAATTATGAAAAAAGAAATAATTCTGGTGTTGACGGGGCGTATCAGTTAGACCATAAATATTCAATTATAGAAGGATTTAAAAATAATATATCACCTGAAATTATTGGGGGAATTAAAAATTTGGAGTTTATTCCTTGGGAAGAAAACATTAAAAAAAGAACTAAATGTTCAATAACAATAAATGAATTAATACTATAAAAAATGTCAACTGGAATTTATGGAACTGTGAGAAGCGCCGATGTCTCACCCGAAGATGTGGAGATAATTTTGAATTTTACCCCATCAAGGGATGAAACAGATAATTTTGTTTTAACTAAGTTAGACGCACCGTCTATCCTAAGACCATACTTCAACAATGCGAGTACGGGAGGAAATGCTGATGTTGAAATTTTAGGTGGTTTATATAATTTAAAATTACCTGCAGACCAATTCAATAAGATTGGAATTTATACTTTATTAATTAGACCTAATCAAATAAGAACTAAAATATTGGATTGTGGTGTTTTATCTGCATTACCTAATGTTAGAGGTATAGTTATTGATTTAAATTCAGTGCCTGTTGAAAATAGAAATAAATTTATCAATCAAGGATTAATTGGGTTTAGAATAGAATATTTAAATTCGGATGGAACAAAAATTCCTAATTTCTTTAGATTAATTACTTCTTCTTTTTTTTGTGAACCTATTGTACAAAATTTAACAAATACTTCTCAGAAAGCAATTAGATATCGATATACCGATAATAATACTAATTTAATATTCTGTACACTATCACCATCGTCGGCACCGACAAATAAGCCAAATGCTATACCTTATATCGGACAACCTGACCAGTCTATAACAATTACGAATACCTTTTTTAATCCAATCACTTTGGATGTTGAAATCGCTGAACATGACTTCTCAACATTAGCAATTGCGTTATTTGGTAATCAAACCAAATCAATTGATGATGGTATCTATACATTGTACGATAGTCAAAACAATATTTACAAACAATACAATTTATACGAAATTAGAAACCAATTTAATGAGTTGTTATATGAAGTTAGACAGGATAGAAATAATAATATTGATTTTAGTAAAAACTTCACAAACATAACTCAATAATGGCCACTAAAAAATACACTTGTCCACCACAATCTGCAACAGGAGCCGGTACTTTTTCTGACAATTTAGTTGGGTTACAACTTGTTGCCGGAGGAGGTCTTACGCAAGGTAATTTTGAATTTACTTCGTCGGCTAATGAAAAGACAAATAGAAGTTTTAGTACTGGTACTTTTTCTAGTCCTATAAATTTAGATTCATTGGGAATTGAGACCATTAATCAATCAAAGACTATTGTTGAAAACAATTTTAAAGTTTACCCTAATTTTGATTTAACACAAGTTACAAACTTTACAATGTATGGTTCTATGGTTAAAAGAATGTCGGCGTCTATTACAACAATCATTAGTTACTTCCCTGGAGCATTAGAGGCGACTTATTTGGGAACTAACTATGTTGCGGGGCCTACTGCAAACAATATTATATATGACATAACAAATAATGAGACAAGTTTTGAATTAGACTTGTCAAGATTAAGAAATCCGTTTGATGTTGATTTCACAACTAACTCAACAAGAAATTTACAGTTAAAAGAAATCCAAGTCTCTCCGTTAAGAGATATGACGGTTGAATATGCTAAGTATTCGTTATATTATAATGGGGTTGGGTATAATGTGTTAGGTATTGTCCCAACAACAAGTTTAACAAGTGGAACGTTAAAATTATATGTTTATGGTGACCCATTTTCCGGAAATACTTTTAGTGAAGACGATTTAGTTATAAGACCAAATGATTTGGAGGTTAATAAAGTTTTTAATGAAAATTTGGATGAGGTTGAAAACTTTTTATTAAATAGAAATGTAAGTCCAAAATATACTGCGACATTTAAAGTACCTCAAGAATCTGAAGACGGTACTTATTATATTCAGAATACAAACATTACTTGGCCGTTATATGGTGAATGGAATATTGATATCATAACAAAATCATTTGTAACATATATTACCACAATAAATGATATTAGTGAATCTTTTGATTTATATAGAACAAATTTAGTATCACGATTTTTAACAACAGGAGCGTTTAAAGAGTTTGATACTTCTGACCATAAAGTTGAAAAAGTGTTACAACTTTACGGTAAAAGTTTTGATGACGTTAAAAAATACATAACGGCATTATCTTATATGACTTCGGTTAATTATAATGTGGGTAATGATATCCCGTCACAATTACTTAAGAATCTTGCTCAAACTCTTGGGTGGAATACAAATATTTCGCCAATATCTGAAACTGAATTATTGACATCGGTGTTTGGAACGACAAATAATAATGCGTCAGTTTATCCGGGAATATCTCAACAACAAACTCCTGATGAATTAAATTATCAATATTATAGAAATTTAATTTTAAATTCTGCTTTTTTATTTAAATCAAAAGGAACACGAAAATCTATTGAGATTCTAATGAGATTAATTGGAGCTCCTGAAGCCTTGGTTGAATTTAACGAATACGTTTATCTTGCTGACCAAAGAATTAATTTAAATCAATTTGATACCCAATTCTCTCAAATATCAGGAGGAACTTATTTACAACAAATACCTATATTAGAACCGGGAAATATATTCTCAATATTTGGAACAACTTATACAGGTTTTACGACGACTGGTGATATCCAAGATGTTAATATAACTATTGATGAATATCCTATGGATGAGAATGGTTATCCAACAACACCAGTTAATTCTGAAAGTTATTTCTTTCAAATGGGTAGTGGATGGTTTGAACAAACTCCTCAACATAGAGCACCTGAAAATGTTGACCTTACAAATAGTGTATTTGTTGGTAATAACCCAAATTATCAAACAGTATTATTACCATACTCGTATGGTCAAGAATATTTGAACAGATATCGTAAATTCCCTTTTATGAATTTAGGGTATACGTTGAGAGAAACAATTGATAATAATAAAAGTTGGGTTGATACTGAAGTTGGTATTAGAACAAATCTTGATGGTAGTTTTAATGCTAGATATTATGTTTCGGATGATAGATTAGTGTTAAATGTTAAGAACGTTGATTTATTTTTAAATCCTGCGCAAGGTATTGCCTATGATATATGGTATATGTCTCAACAGTATAATTATCCAATTCCTAATGAAGGATTAAATTATGTAACACCAACTGCTTGTGACCCAAAACCATATAGTCCATACCCAAGTAGAGGTGGTGTGGATTGGACAGAAATTAACCCACAACCAAAAAGAAAAACTTTCTTTGAATTTGCCCAAACATTTTGGTTAAATACCATTAACGTTAGAAATAGACAATTCTCATCTAACGGTAAGACAGGTGGATATCCGACATTAGAATCTATATTTTGGAATTACTTACAGTCAAACGAGACGGTTGGTATTCCGAATGATAATTTTTCATATAAAACAATGTTGGAATATGTTAATGGGTTAGGTGATTATTGGATACGATTGGTAGAACAAATGGTTCCAGCAACAACAATATGGAATACTGGTGTTAGACTTGAGAATTCAATTTTCCATAGACAAAAATTTGTTTGGAGAAGACAAGAGGGTTGTCAATTAATGAGAGTTCCTTGTAAACCATGTTCAATTACTTCAAATTTATTTTCACATGATTGTCCATTAGAGACAGTTGAATGTCCTGTATATCCTTGGACTAATCACCCAACAATAACTAATTTTAATGGTGTATTAGGTCAATTAATGACTAATTATTTGGTGGCAAATGGTTTTAATTTAAGTGATTGTGATTTTAATGGGATGACAAGTGAATGGTTTGTGGATTTAATGATTGACGATGTTACTGTTGTAAGTTATTCGTTTTTTGATGGTATAGGGTATAGTAGTCCTATTTATAGTGTACCAACAATTGCGGAATGGAATTCTGCTCTTTTAATTGGTTTAGAGAGTTTAAAAGATTATGGTTATAACTATTATTTAACGACAACTGATACTGTAATATTATCTAATCAAGTATGTTCAGTATCGGAACTAGGAATCAATTTTAAATTGAATGTTGGAATAAACTTTAATATTTTATGTAATTAATGGGGTGTACTTTATCAAATACTATAAGTGTAACAGGTGACTGTTTAAATAATTTATCAGGGGCATTTAGTCTTGATATTACGGGAAGCGCTCCTGATTATACAATACAATGGATTAGTCCTTATACGACAACAATACCATTAGGGTCTGGTATAACTAATTTTTATCAATCGGGTTTATCCGCAGGAACTTACACTTTTAATATAATTGATAGTTGTGGGCCACCTAATACTATATATCCTGTTAATATCTATATCTCAACAGGTACTTGTGTCAGTTTAATAAGTGAAATAAATACTTTATGTGGTTTAGATAATGGGTCGTTAACGGCTTCAACGTCTAACTTATATGGAACCGCTAGTTTTTATTTATACGAAATGTCATCAGGGTATATTACTTCGGGTGTAAGTTTTAGTTCTTCATATGCTTTTGGAAGTTTATCGGCAGGGACTTATTATGTCGTAGCAAATGATGGTGGTGGATGTACGGGTAAATCTGAAACATGTATCATTAAAGATTCTGTTCCACTTGAAATTGGATTATATACTGTGAATGATGCCGGTTGTGCGGTTAATTCAGGTTCTATACATATTACAGGATTAACAGGAACACCGCCTTACACTTATTTATGGGGTCCTAATGGAGAAACAACTCAATCAATAACAGGTTTAACCGCAGGACCGTATACAATTACTGTGACCGATGGTTCGGGGTGTGTACAAAGTAGTGGAGTTACCGTAACAACAGTTGCACATGTAGGGATAGGAGCGTTTACTGTTGTAAATCCATCTTGTTTTTCATCTGATGGTGAAGTAACGGTGATAATAACCGGAGGGACCGCACCTTATTATTATTCAGGGTCAAATGGGTCAGTTGCCGTTAGTTTTGCTACAACGCATACTTTTACGGGTCTTGCGTCAGGAATTTTTTCTGTACAAGTAACGGATGCGGGATTATGTAATTTTACTTCATCGACTTCATTATTAACACCTGGAGGACTTTCAGTAACCTCGGTAAATATTACAAATTCAACTTGTAATGATAGTTCAGCCAAAATTAAAGTAGTTATTTATGGAGGGTCTGCTCCGTACACGTACACATTAACTGACTCATTAAGTAATTCTACAGTAATTACAGGAAGTTTTACAACATGGACGTTTAATGGATTATCTTCGGGTGATTATGTTTTAACAATATCTGATATGGGTACATGTGTGTATACTCACACTTATACGATAGATAATGTTGTTTTATTTGATTTATCAGTTGATACTACAGGAACTACATGTAATCTGAATGAGGGGGCGGCAACTTTGACTATTACTACAGGAGGAACCGGTCCATATCAGTTTGAAATTGATGGACAGTCAACAATCATAAGTGATTTATCATACACTTTTACCAATTTATCTTCGGGTAATTATACGGCAACTGTTACGGATTCAAATGGTTGCGCTCAAGTGTTACCATTCACTATTAATGATTCTGGTTCGGTTGATTTTGTTTTAGTTGGGTCTGATTCAACTAACGGAACTAATGGTTCTATAACTACATTTATAACAAGTGGGGAACCACCATTTACTTTAAATTGGAGTTTAAATGTTGGAGGGCAAACAGGTTTAACCGTTAATAGTTTATCGGCAGGAACGTATACTTTAACCGTTATTGATAATAATGGATGTTCACAAACAAGAAGTATAACTATCAATGGGTTCAATGTTTTATCGTCATATCAAACATTTAATATTTGTAATGATGATTTTATGAACACAGGTCAAACTATTAGAAAAGGTCCTCAACAAATGGTAACGGAGGGATTTTATGATTTAACTAGCGGTGATACTAATTGTCTTTTACAACAAACAATTTTTACTGCGCTGGTAACCGTTAGTGGGAATACTCTAACACAATCTTTTTACACTGGTACAACATTAACGGACTTTCCTTCGGATAGTTCATTTTATGATGTTGTGAAAGAACTTTTATTATCGTATGATGGGGTTGGGCAAGTTCTTTTGGATTATTTAGATAATAAAATAACAATTAATACTGATTGTAATTCAAACGTGTCTTTAATTGATGCTGACGTTAATATTTCTTTAAAAATATCTTATGACATTGATTGTCAAAGTTGTGGGCCCGCAATTACGCCAACACCTACACCAACTCCAACACCAACACCACCCTCGGCACCATGTTTTACATACTCGTTGACGGTTTATGTGGGAACCCCTGTCGAATTTTTATTTAATGGTTGTTGCGCTAATTTAGGTTTAAATAGTCTTAGTATTTCTAATACCTCCCAAACAATATGTTCAACTATCTTACCAACAACAACTGGAGAGGGGTTTGTTCAATTAATCGGGGGATGTTCTTCGTGTTAGTAAATTTGAACATAAAATAATAATTAAATAAGATATGGAAAATAATTACCCAAAAATTTTATATAAATCACAAGTTAGAGAATATAAAGGTTATTTAAAATCGTTTTATGATTTACCTGAAGATATACAAGAGAATTTTAAAAAAATTAAAATATATCTTGAAAAATATTTTGATAAAAAAATTCCAGTATTTGTTTGGGGTAGTTATTTACGAGGTACTTGGGGAGAAACGTCAGATTATGATGTGATAATTTTAGAACCCGTAACAGATAAAACTTTAATTCCAAATATACGAAAAGAATTAAATATAAAAGTTGATATTTTTACTAATGACGGTAAGGAGAATGTTATCGAAATCCCATAATTATAAAATACTTTATTTTTTAATTAACTTACCTTAAAGACTTATTAGTTTAAGTGTTTTAATTTTCATTAAATATAGTTTGACTCACCATTTATTAAGATTAAATGTTTAATATATTTAAAACAAAGTCTACTATGAAACATGATTTAGTATTTGTTACGGCTCAACCTGATGTCCCATATTTTCATTGGCAAGTCAAAGTGTATTCATATAATTTTATTGAAATGGGTATCAACCCTAATCAAATTCATGTGATTTTTTCTATGGTTAATGGAGTTACGGAACCTACTAAGGAATCGTTAGAACTTAAATCAATGGGAATAAACGTTCACCATTATTTAGATAATAGACATCAAAAACATTATATTCCTAATATCAAACCGTATTTAATTCATAAATGGTTAGAACAATTTCCTGAATTTGGAAAATGTTTTTTCCTACATGATGCTGATATTATTTTTAGGAAATTACCTGACTTTGAAACATTATTATCGGATGACATAACTTACTTGTCAGACACGGTTGGGTACATTGGTTACAATTACATTAATGATTGTTGTGATAGATATGAAAAACATCATCCTACATCTAGTAAAGGACAATTAATTCAGGAAATGGTTGAAGTTGTTGGTATCTCAGTTGAGTGTATTAAATGTAATCAAGAAAATTCTGGTGGTGGTCAATATATTATAAAAAATACTGATTCATTTATGTGGAATAAAATTTATGAGGATTGTACTCCTCTATATGACCAAATGAAAAGTTATCAAAGAAGATTCCCAATAAGTCCTGGGGAGATACAGTTTTGGACTGCTGAGATGTGGTCTTTATTATGGAACCTTTGGTTGTTTGGAATTGAGACAAAAATAACGGATGAATTAAATTTTTCATGGGCAACTGATGATTTAAAAATTTATGAAAAAAGACCTATATTACATATGGCGGGAGTGACACAAGATTTAAAAGATACTAAATTTTATAAGGGTGAGTTTATCAATATTAGCCCTTTAATTAAGTTAAAAGAAAATATTAATTATTTTGATTTTGTTGATGAGAACAGTTCAACCATAAAATATATTGAGATAATGAAAAGGATTGTAAAAAAATAATAATAAAATAAAAAGAATAGTAAGGTATTTATAAACTGAGTTACTCACTTAAAAACAAACTTTAAATAATCATGATTTGTACATTGTACCAACTACATAATTTCACCATATCTTCTCAAGTCCAGAGTTTTACTGACTGTAATGGTAATATATGCAGTGTAACGGTTAATGTTAATTCTAATTATTTTATAACTGCAGACTCAACTAGTTTTACTGCAAATCCTTCATTAACTATAGAAAGTTTCAATATTGACAGAGCATTTTCATTTAGTAGTTGTTGTTCTAATGATGTTTTTCATATATTAGGTAAATACGGACAAACATTTAATGTAGGTGATTTAGGTAGAAGTATTTGTGTAACAGAAATAACAAACATATCTGATTGCTCAATTAATACCACATTAGATGAAAATTGTTATACCTTTGTTAGTATCGACGCAAACTATGCGAACGCTTTAGGAAACCAAGTTTATTTACAATATACTAGCGCGTTCATAAATTGTAATAGTTGTTTTGCAAGTTGTCTTCCTTGTGCTACAACTACAACAACTGTCGCCCCTACAACTACTACTACTACTATTGCTCCTACAACTACAACAACTACAACCGTAGAACCTACTTGTATAATAACAGGAATAAGTGATTGTAGTGTAATAACCATATTTCAAATGGGGGTTCAATGTTTAGTATCACATCCCACTGAACCTAATTCTACTGATGGAATTGCTTCATTATTAATTACGGGTGGAACTCCACCGTATGTTGTTACTTGGTCGAATGGTAGTATCGGTTCAATTATTTATAATTTAAGTGCCGGCTCCTATGGGGCAACAGTAATTGATTATTATGGTGATTTTACCGCCAACACTACTTGTGTTTTGACAGGTGTAACACCGACAACGACTACAACTAGTACTACTACAACTTCACCATTTCCTACTGAATATGAGTTGTGTTTAACTACCAATATTTTAACAAGAGGAAGTTATGTTGAAACTCAAACACATTTTAACCCTGATGTAATATATAATGGAAAACCATCATGGATTTCTGATGATAGTCAACAGTCAATTATTTGGAATTCTTCACTATTACAGTGGGAAGTGTCCGCCTCAACACCAACATTGTATGTTATAACAAATTTAAATCCGACATATCCTCCAATTTATGGTAGTTGGAATTTAATAGGTGCAACTGGTAGTGTTATTGTAAATGAAGGTCTTTGT